CTATTGGCAGCTTTGGTCTGGACGTGGCTCAAAACCTCACTTTTAATCTTGCCGTCGATACCAACTCGGCAGTTCAGTCTATTAATCAGTTTTTTGGGGCCGTTGATCAAAACGCTACCAAGGCAAAGAGTCAGTTAAATCAGGCTTTTGGTCAAACGCTTCAGACAAACGTAGAAATCAATCTTAAGAATGGTGAGCTAGTAGCCAAGAAGATTCAAAATATAAACCAAGAATCGAAACGACTTACAGATGCGACGAAGGCGATTAATGGGGAGTGGGGCAAAACTCCTAATGCTCTAAAGCGTCAAATAGCTATTCTTAAACAGCTACAGGGCAACACCCAAAGATACAACACTCAGACGAAAAAGACAAGTGAAGATTGGAAGCTCGTAACCACTCGAATCAATCAAGCTTCCAAGGCCTTAAGGACGATGACCTCTGGATCGGGGCTTTCCGGATTGGGTCAGATGATGAATGGAGTGGTCGGCAAGTTTGCGTTAGTTCAGACTATCGCCAACACTGCTACTGCTGCCATCATGGGGATGGGACGGGCCCTCGGCGACTTTGCTGGAATGGCCGGCAGGATGGAGACACTAAGTCTTCAGTTAGAGGCTTTCACAGGCGGGGCCGATCAAGCAGCTCAGGCCTTTGATCAGTTTGCTGCAATCGCCGCCAATACACCCTTCAACTTAGAAGAGGTCGCCAGAGCTGGTAAGATCATGATGGCCTTCGGCGTTGAAACTGATCAGGCTGTCATAGCAACAGAGCAGTTGTCAGTAGCAGCTGCGGCCACTGGTGGCGATATTAATCTCCTTGCCCGGAACATGGGTCAAATCGCAGCCCAGGGACAAGCTTATACTCGTGACTTAACGCAATTTGCTATTCAAGGTATTCCTATCTGGGCTGAAATGTCCAAGGTTACAGGAAACACGGTCGACGAGCTGAAGGCCATGGCAGCCGAGGGCAAGATTAGTTTTGGCATCGTGTCGGAGGCTTTGACGAATCTTACCACTGAAGGATCTGCCTTCGCGCAGATTGCGGAACGAATGCAGGAGACCTTTGCCGGACGTATGGCGAGGATCGAGAGTTCTGTTAACGAGCTAGCCCTAGCTTTTGTTCAGACTTTTAACAAGATGGACCAAGCTCTTGGAGGCATCGTTAGCGGATCCATGAAGCTGTTTGCTGACGGGATAAAATCTCTAGCTGAAAACATGGATACCATCGCTGTTGTTTTTGGGGTAGCAACTGTTGCGTCTGCCGCGTTTTTCGCAATACAAAACTGGGGGGCTATCGTCACTGGGATAAAAGCATTTGGATTGGCACTGCAAGCTATAATCACCTGGCAGAACATCGCAAACGTAGCGGCTACAGTTTTTAACGCCCTGACGGGTAACTGGGGCGCCATTGCTGCGGCGGTGATTGCAGGTGGTGTTGCATACGCTGGACTTAGCAAAGCCATGGAAGGGGCTACTGAAGAAGAGATGAGGCTGCAGGACGCTTTAGATGAGACCAACTCTTCTGTGCTTGAAGTCTCTGAGAATGAAGCAAAGCGAGCTGAGCAGGCAGGGACGTACTTCAAAAACTTGATGGAGTACTACAAGGAGGAGAAGAAGATGCTTGCGGAAAAAGACGCAGCCCTGAAGAGGGAGATCGATGTCCTTAAGGCCCTCAAGGAACAAGTTAAGGCTAGATACGACGAAGAGATCTCGCTCCTTGAGCAAACCAAGCAACAGGAGAAGGATCGTTTCGACGAGCTGAAGCGACAGAACAAGGATGCATTAGAGGATACAAAGACTCGCCACAGCGAGGCTATGAGAGCTATCGAGGCGGAGCTAGGGATTCTGAGGAAGAAAGGACCCCTGGAGCAGAAGTTATATGAGCTGAACAAGAAAGAGCTTAAGCTTAAGATCGCAAACGGAAAGGAGGGTAGCAAAGAACTTCTCGAGTTGAAGGTCAGGCTGGAGCAGATGAATCAGCGAGAGGCTATCGATGCTAAGCTGCTAGAGAAGGCTAAGCTCAAAAATGATCAAGAAAAAGAAATCACCGCTCAAATATCCAGGCAAAAGGAACAGCAGGATGAGGTCTGGGCTAACCTTACTCGTGCGAATGATGAAATAAAAGAGGCTAAAAGCAATCGCGAGTCAGAACTCAGGGTCATTGACGACACTATTAAAGGTGTCAACGACATGCAGAAAGGTATTCAGCTGCAGAACAGGGACGTAGAAACACAGGTGGGCCTTGTTAACAAGCTTTCTGCAGAGTACTCGGATTCCGCTCGTCAGGTAAGCGCTCTGGCGGATGAACTGAAACGTGCTGCGGCCAATCAGAGGGCATTGAATGCAGCAAAGGCACAGAAGCCGTCAGGAGCTATGGGGAATAATTACTTTGCTGGTGGCCCGATCAGTGGAGGAACAGTCGCTACTGTTAACGAGCTTGGAAAGGAAGCGTTCCTGTCAGCTAGCGGTAAACTTAGCATGATCAACGCTCCTGCCTGGGGCCAGTGGAAAGCGCCTTCTAGCGGTACTGTTATTCCTGCCCATCTAACCAGTCAGATGAACATCCCCACAGGTGGGGTTAACGTCAACTCGGCAGCCAAGGGGAATGCAGTTGGTGCTTCTCGTGGCGGGATAAGCTCGATGGTCAAAGCCCTGCAGGGAGGAGACAAGGGTAATGTCTTCAACCAGAACGTCACAGTGCAATCCAGCACTCCTGTACAGGCGGCCAGCGACATGATGGTCGAAATGGCTAAGATGAGACGGCGTAAATACCGTTGATCGGCAAACTTGTTTAACTAAGTTCTGGCTATGTTCTTTTTTGGCGATAATTCTGTTGCAGTGGACCATTATTTTTCACTGGGCAGGAAGCTGGCAGGAGGACGGATGCTCGACATCCATTATGACGAGATGGACGAGAATCAGCTCCGAAGAGCTTTGACGTGCCTTTCCTACTCTCTCAAGCAAGCCGAGGCTGATGGCGCCTCAGAGCAGCTTATAGAGGTGCTAGAGGAACCTTACAAGGAAGTGTTTACCTTGCTGTGCCAGCAGTCCTTTCAGTTTCGTCAATTTGTAATGAATGGATCCAGGGTCGAAAGAAGCCCTGAATACTTCCAGATAGCCCTCTCGGCAAACTAACTCAGCAGCTTTCCGTTGATGGCACTGACGATCGCATATAGCTCTCAAGCAGGGGTGGCTTATAATATAACGTTCAAGGAGTTCGACGGGAGGGAGATCGCGCGAAGCTATCAGTCAACTGCGTCGTTCGATCGCTCATTGACAGGTACTCAGATTCTCTCGGGACCTCCTACAAGGGCTAAGTACATTTGGACAATCAGTGCCTATATAACAAAAGAAAAAGCTCTTATCGTTGACGAACTTTTCAGGGCCTGGGATTTGGACAGGTCTACAGGTCTCGCGGCTGCTGTCGGGGTACTGGATCAGAACTTTGGCCCAGATATTAACGGGTCTGCCGTGATTTCAACCCCTCCAACTTTTGCGTACTATTCCGAGTCTTTCATCTCTGTAACCCTAGGCTTAATTGAAGTATAGTCATGTCTTACTACGTTAACTCCAGTCAGCTAGCTTCAATCTCTATCGGTGGCGAGGACGTCACCTCCAGCGTGATCGATTGGGCCGTCAATGATAGCAGCCTTTTTAATGAAGGGCTGATGACGACAATTGGCACTCTGCGACTGGCCCGTACGGGACCGGTTCAGTCACTGGTTGATTACAAGAGGTCTGATTATCCTAGAGGTACGGAGGTCGTGATCGAGGTCTCCTTGATAGACGGCCGTGTCGTTAGGCATCCTCGAGGACTTCTTTATGTTGTCGGAACTTCTTACGACCCGGAAAATGTTGAGCTAGAGATCGAGGTAGGCTGTCGACTTGCCTTGGCGGCTTTGACCGACAACACTGACGACTTGATCGGACGGGTCCCCCTGCCCCTAGACGCTGCTCAGAATGATTTTTCTAGCATCTCAGCATCCTTTGCCGCGGCTGGCAAGTATTTGTACCAGGACAATCAAGGGAACCTCGTTGAAGGCGATTTTTTTGAGGGGAATCGATACGGGGAGATGACCGAAGGCGTTTGGGTGTCTATTCTTGGTACGACCACAAATTCCGTCAGCCCCTTGCAGGGTAGCGGAGCGATTCCTGACAAGGTCAACCTTTCTTATCAGTATCCAGAAAGCACTGTCGCGGGCGACAATACCGGCAAGATCGACCTCACGGAAACGACCTCAGAGTATTTTGTGCAATACCCTGGCGTCGTCTACATTAGACAGAATGACGGATCAGTTCCCGACAGCATCAATACGGAAGAGCCTAACCCCGGCTATCAAAACCCTTGCGGAAATTCTCCACCACCACCACCAGGTAACTCGCAGCCAGGAACTTGTTCCGGTGGATTTACGACTGTCGAAAGCGTGATCACGCTTCCAGCCAAGAGGAAAGAGCGTTCTGAGACTCATTACGGTGCTATCGGTGCTCAGGTAAGTTACACTTATCAAGAGGTTCGCGGTCCAGCTCTAGAGCTTAACGGCCAGTACTTTGCAGATGCCTACGCATCCTGTCGCTATACTTACGCAACAAAATGCAACCCTGGCGGTGACTGCCCCATGGTTGGATCCGAAAACGTTTTACAGTCTTATACGGAAGAGGTGTACAACTACGGGGCTGACGGAGAACTGGTTTCTAAAGTCTCTGACACCTACTCAAACGTCTTATCAGCGGCCAGAGAGTTCAACTGGAGAAGTGGCACAGTGAATGGAGCGCCGCAAGGGTTCACTGCTCTGCAATACACCGACATGTACCTTTCTCAGAGAACGGTAGAGTCGTACGAAAAAGAGAGTGGTGGCAACGTTCAGACGGTTACGACTTTCACCTCTAACGCCGCAGATGGTTCCGGACTGGGCATTACTGAGTCTGAGTTTGAAGGAGCCGGGATTTCTCTAGGCCCCGCTATCAGGACTCCCACCATTAACGGACAGTTCTCTAACCTTGCAACCTCGACAGACGGCGGAGGCTCCGGAATGCTTCTTGACGTCATTAGCGGAGAAGCTGGAGCGCATAGGAAGTCCCAAATTGACGATGTCGTCAATAACGTCGAAGGGAGCTACAACCTCAGGGGAACAAATATTCCTGTCTACGGCGGTAGTGGTACAGGAATGGCGATCAATTACTTTATCGGTCGAAACAGTAACGGCCCAGACGTTCGAGAGTACGAGGTAACGTCGAGAGGTATCGGGTACCAAGTAGGCGATATTGTATGGAGTGTTCAGCCTGGACTGAATCTATTGCAAGGAGAGATGGCTATTGAGATCCTGAGAGTGACAGACGCAAGGGTTTCGGCGACTATCAAGCAGTCGGGATCTGGTTACAGTGAAGGTGACAAGGTATGGGTTACTGCTTCAACCCTTGTCCAGGCTGGTGCGGCAGAGGCTGAGGGTCAGGGGAACATGGTCTTCGAGGTCCAAGCCACAGACAGCAATCAAAACGCGGGAGATAGCGCTCCAGGGATCTCGGCCCTGCAGATCAAAAACCCCTCCCCCACATTGATTAACGGGGTTTATCGAGGCCTCTCCGTAGACAACGTAAGTAGTAACGGCACTTCTGCGACAGTAGACGTCTATGTCAGTGAATCCGGAGGCGTCACGGACGGTATTAAGACCAAGACACCGGACGACTTGTACAACCCTTCACAGATTGGCTGGGAACAAGAACTCCCGGCTATAGGAGGATCCGGGGTTGGCGCTACCTTGAAATTTCGATACAACGACGTAGAGCTTGCGAATAAGCCGGTTTTTGACGGGTTCAAGTTTACCGGCATTGGTAATCCCGGAAGCGGGTACCGAGAAGGAGATGAGCTGAGGGTCAAAGCGGAGGACATTGCGAAGTTATTCTTCTGGATAGACCCGGAAGGTGATGACTTGAAAGTAGAGGTCACCAAGGTTACCGGGAAGTTTGCCGAGGTTTATCCGGTCAACGCTGGCAGAGGATACGAGGTAAACGATGTCGTGAAGGTTGACATCGATGACCTGGTGCGTCTTGGTGCGGCAAAGAGCGACAATCAGCCAGACCTGACGTTAAAAGTAACGAGTGTCCTAGAGGGTTCCGGTCAATCGCTACTGTCGATCAATGCTTTGGCCGGTAAAGTGACTACGACAAGAACTAAAAGCGTTAGCATTACGACCCTCCCGCTGTCTCCTGACAGTCTTAACTCTCCAACGACGGACACGGTCGAAGAGAGTACTGTGGTCAACATGCGTAACCAGAAGTTCTTGACTACACCCCCAGAAGCTGCCGATTATATTGAAGAAGCTTCTATGCCGATCCCATTGCTTTTACCCAGTCAGTCGGAGGTGTTGGCCGCCGTTGAAGAGTATTCTATCTATTTGCGGAACTTTACGTTGGGAGACGCCTTAGGCCTTCAGATCGTCGAGAATCTTACAGACGGGATCGTGGAGGGTTGGTACCCCGGAGTTTCTTTCCGATACGCCGATCCTTTTAGTGACAATATCTTGGCTATGCGGGCCGATGGATGTACGTGGGGACTGTCTCCAGAAGAGGCTGGTGTTTCTATAAACGGCATCTTCCTAGGAAAGAGCCGAGGCACCTTGGTCATTCCTGACAACCTGGTCGGCAATATCTTACCAGTTCCGGAAGCTCCTCCAGAGTCCCCCGTAACTCCTCCTGACATCATCGTACCCCCTCCAGTGATTGACGGCGAAGACGGCACGGTCAATCAAGGTGACTATACTATGACCGTAGAGGTCTTTATTGGGACTGATGTCGAAATCGTGTTCGAGGAAAGAAGTTCCGAGCTTCTGCCGCCCTCTCCTCAGACCGTTGACAGCAGTGTTACTGTTGGGATTTATCTTGAGGGGTCACTGGTAACCGCCGGCAGTACCTTAGAGACTACTTCCGGTGGCGGAATCCCTTATTCCTACCAAGGCAGCCTTTTGACAAGTGAGGCAGTCATTGTTACTCAGGATTTATTTGCCTGATCAAGCGTATAGGAATCCTACTGCGAATGCAAGTCGAACATGGCAATTAGAGCAAAAATCTCTGCAGGCGAGCTGACGAGGCAAGTCACCAGCAGCTATGTCGGCGAAACCTTTGAGGTGCTTCTTATCAATTCCCCTGGAACGTCTTACCAGCCGGGTTTTACTGACGACGCAACCTTTGCTGCCAACGAGGTGGCCCAGGTCGGCGGTTATCGTCGACAGACTTTGACGTTCTCTGAAGCAGATATTACCTCCTACTCGGATGGCGGAGTAGCCCTTGCTACCAAGGCTGCCGTATTCGCTCACGACGGAGGAGGAAGTACTTATACGTTCTCTCACGTAGTCCTGGCTAGGGGGGACGGAAACGTGGAGAGCCTTGATGCCCTAGTCTCGAGCAAGCCTTCAGGAGGCATTGACGGTAGTTATACCAGTCTTCCCGTGGTAACCACTGGCAGCGGGATTGGCCTAACTGTTAACCTTACTGTCGCCAATAGCGGTGTCGCCTTGACAGACTGGTTGGTCACTATTGAAGATCCTGGATACGGCTATGCCCCGGGCGACGGTATGGCGATCACTGATGCCGTCCTGTCTGCGGCGGGTGCAATTGTTCAAGGAGCTGGTCAGATCAGCTTTGCTGTCGCTACGGTCAGCGATGGCCAGGGCGAGTTTGTTTCTGTTGCTCCTTCGACAAACAACGTAGTAATGAGTGACGGAAATGAGGCTGTATTTTACTTTAACTTAAAGCAATTTGGTTACAACTGATGGACTTGATGCAGAATCTCAGAGACCTTGCTAGATCCGCGAGAGTTCTAGCTCTTGAGGATAGAAGTAAGGCCGCCATGAAGGTTGGCGATTTTGAGGGCTCTGTCTTGGGTGTCTGGAAAAGGGTGGACAGCTCAGGGGCCGGTATTGTTGAATACAAAGGCAAGGAATATACAACAAAAAGGCAGGGTTTCACTTCATTGTTTAAGAACGCAAAAGTTCAACTCACTTATGTTGACGGCGTTTACTACAGCTCCTGGTAAAATGACTATCAATTCTCCCTCCATTGGCAGTAATCCTATTCAGGACAGTCCTGAAATGATTATCGAGCTTTTAGCGGAACGTCCGGAAATTGGCAATTTTTTCAGTCCGAACAGGACCCCTGCTCAGCTAGTCGGATATTACAATCCCGTTCTTGATCGCGTTGAATTGTATATAGTCAACTCAAACGGAAACCAATTTCTTAACATCGGCTCATGATCAACCCTGGAAGACTGGTCGTCAAGACCATTGACACTAAAGATCTAAGGCTTGAAGAGAATGCTGGAATGGCGTACCCCCGAGAATATGTAGGTTACGGCGACGAACCTCTTGTGGCGGGAGAGGTGCGAGTTAGAGGGCTCGATAGCGCTTACAGCGCAAACCTGGTTGTAGCTGTTGACATCGATGGAGAACTTGTCTGGAAGGCTACTGTAATGGCCGATAGTGGAGTGGTTCCTCCTGACGGGCTTCCTTTTTACGCATAGGCAAACTAGCACAGCCCCGAAGAGAGCATGTCATCTTTCAAAGAATATTGGACAGGTTCGAAAAAAGGCGACAAAGCGGCTGAGAAGGAGCTGAAGAGGAAGAAAGCCTTGAACGGCTGTACGAATACAGAGAGAGATTGTGGAGCTGGATACGTCTGCCTTTATGGGCAGTGCGAGAAATCGACAGGGAATACGGGTGATCAGTGGTGCCCTACAGAAAACAATACTAGCGGGTGCGCTGGGTGCGGAGGCAACGATTACGAGTGTTCTAATGGAATTGTCACCATTGACTTTGACGGGAATAAAATATGCGTTCCTAATTCATGCAGCAACTCGAGCCCCTGCCCCAGCGGGTACACTTGTTCCAAAGGCACTTGCCAGAAGTCTAACTGTAACAGTTCCAAGCCGTGTGCGAACGGCTATTTTTGCGTCAATGGCCAATGCAGTTCGACGCCAGGCGACAACGGTTGTTCTTCAAATATTGACTGCCCTTATGGGTCCACTTGTGGTGGCGGGGTTTGCGAACCGGACTCTAACGTTGAGCAGCCTAATTACGGAACAGATGGTCAAAAGTGCAGCATCTATTGTCAATCCTACTTCGAGGAAAATGGCCGAGTAGATGACGGGTGCCGTGAACTTACCTGCGGTGATTGTGATGGGTGCAGTCCTTCTTTCTTTGGCAGTTCCACTGGCAGTTGTAGCGCAAGTAATAGCTGTGAATGCAAAGAGAAAAGAGGCGAGCTTCCTAAGTGCGTTAAGTGCGGTCCCGATGGGAATCAGGTAACGGACTGCGGTTGCTCTATATGCTCTTCAGTCGGTGCTGTTACTTGTCCCTGTGGCGTGTCAATTCCACCGCAACAGTACTGCAAGGGGCTTTGCGAAGACGGTTTGGTTACAGGCAGTTCCCTGAATAATCAGATTGCAAATAAATGTGCCAGCGCCTGTGAGAATGGTCGAGATCCTTCCGAGTGTGACGGGGTGTGCTACAATTTTACCACGTCGAGCACTAATTACAGCTGTCCTGTGAATCAGGTGTGCAAGCTAGTCGGGCAAATTACTGTAGGGGCAAATACGGAGTACATCTACAAGAACTGCGACCCTTCCCAGAGGCCGGCATACTGTGAAGACACTCCGGTTGCTCGGCGGCATATAGCCCTGTCTGTTATTGACGAAGACGATAGCTATGATGAGGCTACGAAGGCCAATGATTGGAGAAACTATCGAGCGGCGTCGCCTGACGGAATATTTGTTGTTCTTGTTCCTAATAAAGGAAATGGTACCGTGGGTTCTCCTCCTGGCTTTGACGGGTCTCGCTATACTGTCAGCTTAACTGCCGACTGGTCCTCTATCTTGCAAGGCCCTCTCGCAAACGCTTCTTCCTGTTATGCGTTTATCGACAACTCGGGGTCTATGACGATTGGCGACGTTCAAGGAAGTCTTAGTCAGTTTTCCTCGTATTGTGCTGCAAATGGTGTCGCTTTCGGCTATACCACCAATGCCAGCGAGAATTGGATTGGTCCTCATGTCGGGAGATAGTGCGGGCTAGGGAGGGTAGGAATCCTAGTCTAGCTTAATCTTGAAAATGGCAGTTTATCCCGACAGAATTGTTTTAAAAAATTCTGAGGAGTCGGGAGCTGACATCACTGCAGCCATTGCTCCTGGAGGTTCTGACGAGATTCTTCGCGGAGAGCTTGTTCTTGGTCTTAGCGCTGGATCTGCGCGGCTGTTTACTGTTGACAACCAGGGAAACGTTGTACAATTTGGAGGCAGTGACGCGGCCTTTCTGGGCGGTCTCGAAGACGTAGACCTGGGCGGACTGGTTGATGGGCAGGTTATACGATGGGACGAGTCAGAAAGCCTGTGGAAGCCAGCTAATTACAACGTCACGGACCTTGACGGCATTAGCACTTATATTCTCGGTATAGGGACCCCATTTCCCGGCACTGCTCAGACTTTGATTGACACTTCTGCTATAGCTGATGGTTATAGAATCGGAGCGACTGGTCACATCTCCCAGCAGGCGGGATCAGGAGATCTCTTCATGGGTGTCAGGTATACCAACAATTTAGTTCGTGGCGTAAGGGTTGGCAGTAGCCCCGGGACTCCCATGAGCCTCTATTCGGCAAGTGGAATCACGAACTTTGCGGGACCGCAAGACAATACGGGAGATGCTGAGATCCGCCTATACCTGCAAGGTAATACGCAATATTCTGGATTCCGTTCATCTTCAAGCTTAAGCTCTAACATTGTCTGGACTCTGCCTGATGAAATAGGGGAGTCGGGCAGGGTTCTAACTTCCGACGGGTCCGGCGGATGGTACTGGAGCGTGGGTCCGGCACCAGACCTGAGCAGTTCTTCTCTCGGCTCTATCGGCGACGTCGACTTAACAGGCCTTGAGGACGGCGACTACATACGATGGGACGAGGACAGTTCTAGTTGGCTCGCCGTGGCCGGCTTCACGGGAGATCTTGATGGATTGAGTGACGTAAGAGTTTCTAGCAATACTGTATATGTCGATCATGCGGGCTTGGTTGTTAACGACGAGAGCGTCTCGGACGCATTCGATAACAGTGTCGAGCTGCTTAACAGTACCTATGCAGCTAGTATATCATTCTCTACAGCCCAACAAAAGAGACTTACTCTTGGGAGTAGCAGGTTCTACGGTTACGATGGTGTTATAACCGAAGCCGGAACGCCCTTTTCCGTCGGTAACACTCAAAAAGGAATATTGCGCCTAGGTAAGACAAATGGCACTAATATAAATACTGTCAACATCTCGAACGCTGTAACGCTGTCTACGGATACGGATACTCAAGACTACGAGCTAGTTCTTCCTGCCGCGACTGGTGGAAGTGGCCAGGTCCTTGGTACTGACGGCACGGGAAATCTTGGATGGTACGACACCTATCCCCCTGTAGGCAACGGCCTTATAGAGTACACCATTGACGTCAACGCAAGTCCGCCAACAATCTCTGGAGAGGGTATTACAGACGGGTATTCCCAGCCCGACCTACTGGTATTGGTGCCTGGTCTCTCGTACCGGTTTACTTCCTTAGACGATACGGTAGGCATCAGTGTCAGGTCGAGCCAGGGCACGTATGTCGACGGAGGGATGTCTGGTGTCGGAGTTGTCGGCGCACCTCTGGCGTGGACAGTACCACCGAACGCTCCTTCTGAAGGGCTTACGATTGGACGGTCGGACAGTGTCAGCAGTAGTTCCAGAACACCTTTGGCGATCTACGCGGAGACAGTACCTCTGAGCCGAAACAGTATTGGCGATGTTTATGACGTAGATGTTACCACTGTTCCTCCAAACTTTAACCAGGCGCTAGTCTGGGACGGCTCGAACTGGATACCGACTCCGGTCTACAGCGAGGTGGGTTCTATATACCTGCAAGGAGCCCCCTGGAACACAAGAGTGCTTACCGAGCCTGAGGCGAGCGCGGCGGGCTTCTTTTCGACGCTTGTTGCTTTTAACGGTCAGCAAGCTACTTACGAGCATACGCTGGTATTGAACGAGTTTACCGCAAACAACGTTTCCGCCGCCAGTGTTTTCGACTCTATCATTGCAGAAGGGGACGACGTCTGGGTAAACGTTACTTATTTCTACTCCGGCGGAGGTACTAGGGCGACAGGTCTGAGTGTCTCAAATTTGCTGGAAAGAACTGGCACAAGTACCTATACTCTTAGCTTCTATTCAGACTATGTTGCCCCTAACCCTGTCTCCATCGCTGTTAGCCTGATCCAGAGGCGGCTTCTAGAGATTCCGGTCGATTCTGTTAATGGTCAGACAGGTGAAGTCGTTCTTGATGTTGCGGATATTAATGATGTCTTCACTGAAAGCGTTACCGACTTAGAGGTTGGTTTCCCTTACGTGAAAAAGACTTCGGGTCTGGCCGGAGGTGTAGAGCTGCAATTTACGACTCTGCCTGATGGGACGGGCGAGTACCGCTTGTTCTTCAACAATATTGATGCGGCAGGCGTAAACAGGAGAGAGTTGGCAGCCAATCAGAATAACGCTTATATTAGAAAAGCCGAAGAAGAGACTTGGATTCCCCTACAGGTCTCTCCTCGGGTTGACAGCACAGGTGTGTATAGCTATTTTGATATTTCGTCAGAGGCTTCAGAGCTTCTCTTGCAGTCTGGGTTAAATCAAGCGTTTTTTGTTAAATTTGAAATAAGTCCTCAAGAAGGGTACACACTCTCGTCGGATTCTATCCTACAGTATGACTTCAAGGACAACCTATGGAAGCCCGCGAGTCCTCAGATTTCGGCAGGCGTTAGCTCCGTCAACGGAGAGACAGGGGATGTCATTCTTACGCTGGGCGATCTCATCGACGTAGAGTCAACCGCTCCCTCGAACGGACAAGCGCTCGTTTGGCAGGGATCTTCATGGGGTCCTGTTTCGCTAGGAGATTTTGAAATTCGATGGACCATCTCTAACTCGGGGTCTTCGGACTACCTCTTTAGTGGTCCTGGCTTTGCCGGCCCCACGGCCGATCCGACTCTTTATGTTATGCGTGGGCAGACTTACATTTTCGAAAAGTTAGTCACGCCTCACCCGTTTCAACTGCAATCCTTGCCTGGGACTGGCCGGACTGCTTACGAAGAAGGGGTTACAGGAACTCAGCCTTTAGCCGCAGGAACCATCGAATGGGTGGTACCTATGGACGCTCCTGACGTCCTGTACTACCAGTGCACTGCCCATGCTTCAATGTTTGGTCAGATTATTGTTACTGGCGGTCTCGGAGGTGTAGAGCTGGCACTGGATGACCTTACAGACGTCAGCTACTCGAGTGGCTCGCTTGAGATCGACGCACTCGATCAGGTTGTATTCAGCAGCGCCGACGTACCCGCTCTCGAGACGTGGAAGATCTACGCCAACTCAGCTTACGGGCTGGCGATGGGCGCCTACAACACCTCTAATACTGAAGGTTCGTTCGTTTACGCTCACCCCGCGAAGGGCATTGAACTAAGGTCTGAAGGCTCTCAAATCATCCGCCTGTCCGGCGCGGCGGCGGGTGCGACCAATCAGCCAGAGTTGCGCTGGGTGTCCGGCAACGCAACAGGTGCCAGTCCAACAGGCAATTACATCGGCCTGAAGATGCCTGCAGGTGTCACGATTGATCAGACTTATATCCTGCCTGCGTTAGACGGCTCAGCAGGACAAGTGCTGTCTACTGACGGCTCTGGTGTGATGTCCTGGACTGATGGTGGTTCCGGAGGAGGAGAAGGCTCTCCACTAACAGTTCAAGCAAAGAACGGAGCTAATGGGGCTCCCTTGGGAATAACCAGCAACGTTTCCACTCTCTCTTTCAATACCGGTAATGGCTTCAGCGTAACCGACCTAGGAAGTGGGGAAGCTTTTATTGAACTCGGAAGTTCGTTCGCTCCTTGGTATGTAGACGGACAGGCTACCCTGGCTCCTGCTGGCGAAGAACCTATCAAGTTTATTGCAGGCTCTGGTATTTCTATCACCACAAATCCAGACACCCTCGTAAAAGAGATTAAATTCGAGGCGACCGGTGGGGGTAGCGGGGGCGGTGGCGGTGCAGCGGCTGACCTGGTTTCGGAAACTGCTACCACCGCGGCTGGGTTGGTAACGTTCGAAGAGATAGGACTAAGCGGCATCCTTGTAGAATTCGGGTGTGACGTAGACGCCTGGATTACGCTGTATCCTACAGCTGCCCTCAGAACGGCTGACACCGGTAGAGCCTTCGGGGAAGATCCTCAGCCAGGTTCCGGAATCCTTTCAGAAGCCTATGTCTTGGCCGGGACAAGCGTTCTAGCAACTCCGGGAACAGTTTACTTCAATAATGATACTCCAGCTACGAGCGCTGTCTATGCTCTCGTGAGAGGAACTGATGGGACACTGATAGACTCTGCCATTATTGATGTCAAGGCCTATCCAAGCGTCACAGGGGTGCCTTCCGGTGGTGGTGGTGGTGGATCGACAGGAACCCGTTTAAACGAGACCCAGTCTGCCGTCGACGGCGAGGCGTCCTTTACTGGATTAGGGCATTCCGGAGCGATTGTTTCAGTGGCTGCTACAGCCCCAGCCTGGATCGTTGTCTACGGATCAGAGGCTGATCGGACTGCAGACTCGTCGCGTGCATTCGATACGGATCCAGCTCTAGGCTCTGGAGTATTTGCGGAGTTCTATGTCGAGGCTGATCAGGTGGCATTGGCAACCCCTGGGACGACCTACTTCAACAACGACGTCACTATGACAGAAGCTATGTATGTAGCTGTAAGAGATTCCGAAGGCAACGATCTGAGCTGCGACGTTACCATCATCGCTTATGGTAATCAAGTCATCACCTCTATCTCCGGAGGAACATTTGGTTCAGGCCTGTAGGAATCCTAGCGGAGACTGACCGCCATTAAATGACAGAGCTTAACGCCCGACTAATAGCAAAAGCTTCTGGAACTTCTGGCGAGTCCCCTCAGTCAGCGGACCTAGAAGTCGCCGAAATTGCTGTCAACACGGCTGACGGAAAGTTCTTCACAAAGCATACCGACGGCACGATCAAGGAAATATCGGGCGGCGGCGGTGGAGCTGTTGATAGCGTCAACGGTCAAACCGGCGTCGTCGTTATCAGTATGGATGACATCGAGGATGTCGATTCCCTGGTTACTGCCAGCGCCTACGGGACCAGCTTCGAGGAAGGGGCCCCTTATCCACAAGATCCGATTCCTCCTGCTGATCTGACGATCTTCTATGAAGGCACACGCTCGGTCCGCTTCGATACTGCCGTGAACCAGTACGGCGACGGCAGCCACCTCAAAGACATATTTCCCGGCAACGACAGCACCCTTCGCTATGATGTCGTCCAGCTGTATATCCGCTCCAACCAAGCCTTTACGACAACAAACCGCCAGAGCCTTGGCGGCAACAAGCAAGAACTAGCGGCCGGTAGTGGCTGGACGGTCTACACACGCGATACAGGCTTCGCCCTCTATGCTGACGGAGCCTTCTTCGAGGCTGGCACTAAGCCGGCTATGGTAGCTGACACCTGGTACGAGATCCTCTATGTCATTGACTGGGCAAACGGACGCAGTACTGTTCCGGCCAGGTGGTCTTTGTGGGTTGATGGCACAATCGCGGTCGACTCGTCGAGCCCTGGCGATAACGGCGTCAGCTATGTGGCGCCAACAGCTCCAGACGACACTCGCTTCTATTTCAGCACAAGTTCAGTCAACCCCGCCGCCGGCCTCAGGTACGTTGACAAGTTAAGCGTCAAATCGGTGGACACACTTTCTTGGGGATTGAGTGACCCGACCCTCGATTCTAACGACGTTGTTTCCTTCTTCGCTGCGGGCACCCCTTCAACACCTGACAAGAGTATCCTTCGTTACGACAGCGTCGAGAAAAAATGGAAGTCAATCGAGCATAGTCTCGAGAACGTGCCACAGGCTGGCTACACACTGCAGGATGTCGGCGGGGATGACACTAAGCCCTACGCCTACTTCAATCCCACATCCCTGGGGGAGATCGGGTTCTCGGCCTACCCCACCAAAGACGATGAGGTTTGGGCGGTTTATACCAACGCTCAATACGGCCTGGTGATCGGCAGGTACCACCTGGACACGACAAACGGTGGCACCATCGCTAATTCGCGAGAAAGGGCCAACGAAGCCCGACGCACCTATTACTCCGACAAGGGGGTCATCCACAACCTGGGCGATAAGCCGCTTTGGTTAAACGGCGCACTCTCCAGTTATACCGACAACACCCCCGAGCTGCGCTGGACTTCTGGCAACCCAGTTGATTCAACTGGTGAATACATCGGACTCAAGCTGCCCGCAGGCCTGTCCGTCAACACTACCTACACGTTCCCGCCTGCTCCGGTCAATGGTGGACGATTGAGGACTGACACAGATGGGAACTTGACTTGGGATCTGTCAGGCGCCTCGATCGACCTTGGGAGTCCCGCCTTCGCGGTCACTTCTGGTATCTCCTTCAACTACGAGGGAGACGGCACGGACAGCCCGACCTTTGGCGGCAATCCTCCGGCGAGCATGTCGACCGACTCAGTGGTTGGCAACCAGTCGATCCTGTTCAACGCCGACATCGCTGACGCTGAATATTTGCTGGGCAACTACCCGACGAGTCCCTTCGGTGATCCTGGCTATCTGTGGACCAAGCCTTTCACCTTCCAGACCTGGTTCAAGGACCTCGGGACAGACCCAACCGTCTACTCGCGGATGATCGCCGGTCGCGATGGCGCCAACCTGGCCAACCAGTTCCAGATCCGGAGGAACGGCGAAGCTGGCCCATCCCAGGGCGCCTGGGAACTGCACCACGATGCTTCGATCGTCTCTGGTCAGACCTATGTCGGTGATCAAGAATGGCACCACCTGGCTATCCAACACGACGGGTTTGGTACCTATCGGATATTTCTCGACGGGGCTATTGATGGTTCCGCCGCACTCGCACAGCCGATCCCCTTCGACAACGGAAATGGCTTCATCCTGGGTGGTCGCGGTGACTTGACTGGCACCTTGTTCTATCAGGGACACCTGGACGCAACTGAGTTGATCGTTGGCGTCGAGCTGTACGATAACCTCGGTTTTACGCCTCCAACAACACCAGCAGGTCGCACGATTGTCCTGGACGACCGCACGATCATCGACCTGGCAACGATCAGCGATCTAGATGACGTTGACACCGAGACGACTCCACCGACAGACGGCCAAGCGTTGGTATGGGTTGAAGCTGATCAAAAATGGCAGCCCGGCACGGTCAGTGGTGGCAGTTCAGGCAGCATCTTCGACCTAACAGACGTCGAGAAGGAGCCCAGCACTGGCGACTACTCAGGACTCACCAACAAAGTGCCCGGCCATATCTCTATTAACTCTGCAGATGATTTTGTCATCTCTCCAACGAGTCTTTATGCGCTCCCTGGGGGTTGGAGCGACACCATAACCGTCGGCTCGACAATCACTATTAAACCGGCAGACCTCCCTACCATTTACACGTTCACGATTCAAGCAATTGTCTCGGATTGGGGCGGCGGCGTCTCTACAAGGTACCAGTTCAACGAGGCGCCAAATTCTGAGTTGATAAACGCAGCTGCCATTGTCGTGGGCACTGACAAAACTGAGGTAGAGCCAGTACAGGGACAGGTCCTGGTTTATGACTCCACGGCCTCGGCATTCAGGCCCGCAGATTTCGATGGCGGTGCGGTCGAAAGCGTCAATGGTGAAACAGGAGTCGTCAGCCTGGGCATCCAGGACATGGATGACTTTAAACCGCTGCAACTCCCTTCCGGGGCTCCATACGAGGCTGGGACTGAGAGCTTCCCGGGTAACGGTCTTTGGTTTGTGAACTCAACCCGCCTGTCCTTTGGTGGTGTTGACGATAACGGTGTCGATCAAACAGCAGCGATAACAGCGGCATCCGGCTCGATCTTCTGGAGCACTGACGGGGCTTCGTGGGTTGAGGTCTTTTTCACTGGAGCGGTTCAAGGTGTCTTCGCCGACAGCTACTACATCGACATCACGAGCGGAACGAGGCCTACCAATGGATCCTTGATCTACCTGTCCTTCGCTGCGCCAGGCTCAAGCGTGGACATGCCCTTAGCAGAAGGCGACATCCTGCAGTGGAACGATGCTGACCAAAAGTTCAAGCCTTCTCAATTGCCCTCAGGTGGCGGCGGAGCTGTTGATAGCGTCAACGGCGAGACCGGAGTGGTGTCCCTGGGAGTCCAGGACATGGATGATTTTGGGCTGAACTCGATAAACAACACCTCCGAGACCCTCACCGACTTGGTGGCCGGCTCTGGTCTGGTCACGTCTGCCGACAAGTGGTTCATGAGCGGCACGAGCCTCTACGTCTTCCCCGCTCCATGGATGAGCAACATCCAAGCTGGGGACACCTTGAACCTCCAGCTCGTCGGTGGAACCGGCCTGTTCGCCTACACGGTCGAACAAGTTATTCCCAACCATAACGGCTCGGCAACGACGAGGCTCTTGTTCGTCGAAGCCGTTGACACTGAACTAGATGATGCCACGAGCGGCTCAGAGCTGACGGTCTCGGGTTCGACAGTGGCTGGCTCATTTGGGGGGACTCCTGTCCCCTTAACCGCAGGCGACATCCTGCAGTGGGACGACAGCGAGCAGAAGTTCAAACCTGCTCAGCTACCCGCAGGCGTTGACGGTGCTGTTGACAGTGTTAATGGTGAGACAGGGGTTGTGTCCCTGGGTATCCAGGACATGGATGACTTCACTCTATTAAGTGCTCCCGGCCCTACGTGGCTAACAGAGTGTGGCGGATGCGGTGTGCCGAGTGCAGGTCAGTGGTCTGAGCAATTAACACACATCAGAGTTGATTCAACAGACTCATACGGTAATAGCTATCAAAGTGGGTTTGAGTCTTTGCAAATCGGCTCTCCTGTTTGGGTGAGTCAAGACGGTGTTATTTGGACTGAATCTACTGTCGACTATTACACCACCTTTAGTTCTAGCAACACAACCTTATTTGCTGTTGGCGTAGCAGCAGTACCTGATCCTGAAACCTATTGGCCAACGGCTGCTTACATATCACCTATTGATCCCACCACTGCTCAGATTCAGCTTGCTGAGGGTGATATTATTCAATGGGATGAAGGGGCCCAGAAGTTCTACCCTGTACAGCTCAACGGCATAGATGGAGGGACTTTTGGATCTGGGTGATAGGAATCCTAGCCCAGTGTTAACGTAAGTAATGACTTCACTTTCAGGCCCTCTGCAACCAAAAAGAAGTACGGTCTCTGGTGAAGTCCCTTTACAAAGCGAGCTTGTTACGGGCGAGATAGCTATAAACACTGCCGACGGGAAGCTCTACACCAAGCACTCAGACGGGTCCGTCATCGACCTGAGCAGTGGCATAGGATCGACAGGTGTCTCTTCAGTTAATGGTCAGGCTGGCGCCGTGACCCTGGGCATCACAGACCTCAGCGACGTCGAGCAGACGAACCAAGGGGATGCGCTCGTGTGGAGCAACTACGGCGGGGTTGAAGGCCTGGCTCAGGTTGCTGGTGAGTGGATTCGAGGCACCAACGACCCCGAGCTGGCGTACTTCCACATCAGCGACGACAACGGCGACTCCTACGAGCCGTTCCTTGATGGCTTGACACCAGAAGATGAGGGCGCACCCGACACCGTCCAGTTCAGCGTCGACGGCGGGGCCATCTTCCAGGCCGCCCTCCTCTACAGAAATCGGCCAGAGAACAACCCTCCGTACTTCGCGATCCAGGCGACTGGGTTCGACTTCGGTAACGTCAGCAGTATCCAGGTCGCAACTGGGGCAGGGGACCAGCCAGTGACACGGGACGGTGACGTCATCCAGTACGTGGAGAGCGAGGGCGTCTACAAGAACCAACCCCTCCCGACCTACTCCACGGTGGCGACCACCGGCTCGTACAACGACCTGGTAGACCTGCCGGTCATCCCTCAGCCCGCGGTTGACAGCGTCAACGGCAAGACGGGCGCGGTGTCCCTCAGCTTGTACGACCTGAGCAACGTCAGCGCCTCCCTGACAGGGGACACATGGGAGAACTACCTGGGGATCAGCGGCGCCCCTGAGGCGGACAGCCCCGATGGTTCATGGGTGCGCGGCTCTGAAGAAGATCGCAAGGACGAGGCCTTCCTGAGCCTGATCAGCCACAGCGGCATCGACCTCACCGCCTTCGTCCAGACGCTGCAGGCTGGGGACGAGATCCCGTACGAGAAGGACGGCGTGATCAAGACCGCGACCTTCTTGCAGATCGACACATCCGCCCCGGTCACGTATTGGTCGATCAAGTCCACCGACAGCACTGAGGTCTTCGACAACGTCAACTTCCCCGACGGGATTCGCCTCACCACCATCCCCGGACCTGGAGCCACTGATGGCCAGGTCTTAACCTACGACGAGTCCGGCAACACCTTCAAGCCTGCCTTCCCCGCCACGGGTATCAGCAACATCCAGGAGGCTGGCGACTTCGAGCTAGCTGAGTCAGCCGAGTCAGCCGTTCCCTGGACTTACGTGGGAGACGACGTGTTGAATCCAGAGTCTGGCGAGATCAGTGACAGAACTGCAACAAGTACCGACTGGTCGATCTCCACCATCTCTAGCGATGGCCGGGACTTAGAGACAGAGCTTTTTGCGCTGGTCAGTTCGCCGGTCAAGGTTTACGTCAATGGGACCCTGACTTACGACGGGACCTGGGGAAACTTCAACTACCAAAACAGCACAGAAAAGAGACTGGTCTTCAAATTTGGAGATCAATCCTGGGCCACCTCTTTGGTTGTCGGAGACGTAATCGCTATTCAGGCCGATGCTTTGTCTGAAGCGACCTACCTGCCTCTCTACGAAGGCGACATCCTGCAGTGGGATAACACTGACCAAAAGTTCAAGCCTGCTCAGCTACCTGCAGGCAGTGGCGCAGTCGACAGCGTCAATGGTGAGACGGGAGTTGTCTCCCTTGGCATCCAGGACATGGATGATTTTAAGCTGAACGACTCGGCTCCTAGCACCGCTGTCTTCACTGCCGGCAATTACAACGAAGACGCTAACGCGAACCCAGGCAAGTGGACGGCGAATGGCAGCACGATCTACATCAAGTTCCCCGACAGAGACGGCCAGGACCTGACCGGCGCCTTTGCCGCCCACGACTACTCCCAAGGGGTCTACGTGTCGACCGACGGGGACACCTGGACTCAAATAACGGGTACGACGAAAAACTACACGAACAACGGGGCCTTCGGTATCGATGCCACTAACTGGGGACCCTTCCAGGCCCAGGTCGCCGCGCAGAGCCTTACCGACCCCCTCTACATCTCGCTCACCGCTGTCGGTGTCTCCTACTCTCCCCTGGCCGAAGGCGACATCCTTCAGTGGAGTGACAGTTACCAGAAGTTCAAACCTGCTCAGTTACCTGCTGACGCCGACACCAAGCGCATCCAGGACATGGATGACTTCAGACTCAAGCCCGATCCCAATGCTCTCATCTACAGATACGACACGCCTAGTTGTTCGGCATCCTCCTCCGCCACTGATGACCCTGGGGAATGCAGCTGCAATAGCGACCACAGTCCCCGCGGAGGTCGCTGGGCTTTTTGCAATACTGACAGTCAAGGTTATGACTTTGGAGCCGAGGTGCAGGCCTTGGAAGACGCCGGTCCGACTGATCCGTATTTGATTTGGTTTAGTGGGGATGGACAAAACTGGTTCGCCTCGACGACCAGAATCGTCGACAGGGGTTCCAGCTATTGTCAAATGTATTTAGAGAATGATCAGGTCTTCGATAACTGCAGCCTGGGCAATGCACAAATCTATGTCACCTTTGTAGACCCTACCAACGGCGTGCAGTCGATACCCCTGACTGAAGGCGACATCTTGCAGTGGGTAGACGCCGATCAGACGTTCAAACCTGCTCAGCTACCTGGTGCGGTCGAAAGCATCAATGGTGAGACAGGGGTTGTGTCCCTGGGTATCCAAGAGATGGATGACTACGAGCCGAATTTTCCCAACAATATAACTTGGTTGATCGAAAACAGTGGAAGCCACGTCTCTGGCATGCCCCCTGGAGAGGGGTATGTATCCGGGAACGGAGGTGTAAATGTTTCGCCAATAGACGCATTAGGTACAGACAGAGCCAACAATCTAATTACTTGGATAGCGACTCTCAGTCTGCCAACCATTATCACGTTTAAGTTTGACGGTATTGAATACCCAGCAACTGTTACAGGTACAAGCGATCAATCCAGTGATACAGGGGCTTATAGGCCTCGCATAAGTTTCGGCTTCGCTTCTGACCCCTTTTCTGGGGATAAGTTCGTCGGCCAAGTTTTGGATATTGTGGAGTTCAATTCTTACTTAGGAATCACAGGCTCCCCCTTGGCTGAAGGCGACATCCTGCAATGGAATAGCACCGTCCAGAAGTTCAAGCCTGCCCAGCTAACTGCAGCACCTGTCAACAGTGTCAACGGCGAGACCGGAGTCGTGTCCCTGGGTATTCAGGAGATGAATGACTTCGAGCTGGTAGTTAATCCACCGGCTACAACCACTTGGATCGGTAAGTGGGAGTACAGCGCCACAGCCGACAACAATTGTCAGGCGGATACATTTATCGGGCGGGAAAGCAATGGCGGGATCATGTCCAGGGTGGACATTGACGGCAACGATTTAGAGGCAACCGTCACAGGTATCGCCAACGGATCAACCCTTTACGTCCGCGTCAACAGTGGCTCATGGCAACAGCTCATCCTCGACGCTGCTAGTAGCACTGGCTGCGTGGCCAATCTCGACAGCTTCAATCTTGAGTCAACTGTCCTAAAAACTGTCCTAACCAATGCGACCGCGGGTGATCTGATCGAGATCTCCGACGGCACCGACTCCGCCACTGACGTACAGCTCGCCGACGGTGATGTCCTGCAATGGGTCGACGCCGACCAGAAGTTTAAGCCTGCCGCCTTAGCTGATAACGACACCAAGCGCATCCAGGACATGGATGATTTTGAATTGAAGCCCCTTCTCGGCTCTGTCAGTTTCACAAACAGGGTCGATAATGCTGGCGACCTTTCGGGGCCTGGTGACTGTGTCTTTAACAATGTTGCTTCTCAGAACTCCGGCGACAACTTCTTCCAATGGCATTCCTCTTTGGAGACCTTGGACCTAATGCAGGTAGGCGACGACATTACCTTTTCGTCTCCAGGATTAAATGATTTCGCAACGACTGTTATCGAAGAGAATGTGGCTGGCGATTTCCTCAGGGTTACTGGGGTGTTCCCTCAGGAGTTTGTAAACATCCCCCTGGGTGCAGTCTCAATCACCGTCTCTTCCACTCGCCTCAATTCTGGATTTTACTCCCTCGCTGAAGGTGACATCCTGCAGTGGGACGACGCTGGCCAGAAGTTCAGGCCTGCTCGGTTAACTGAAGTCGGCCTAGGAGTCGAAGAAGCCCCTGAAGATGGCACGCCTTATGTAAGGCAAGACGCTGACTGGGTGTCTGCTCCGAGTGGCGGTGGTGGTGCTACTGACCTGGACGGCCTCAGTGACGTCACGGTGTCCAACCCAGGTGATGGTCAGATGATCGCCTACAGTGCCTCTACCGGTGAATGGCTAGGGACTCAGAGCCTGATCGACTGGGACGTTACCGAGGGTGATCCATACGGTGCGTCTGTCACATTCTTAGGTACCTACGACACGACCCTCACCGTCGGCGGAGTGACTCCAGCCATCGCCGGCACGGTGACTACTACCGCTGGCAAGTTCGGCAACGCGGCCACGTTCGATGGCAGCTCGCACCTCCAGTACGGCTCATTCTCAGCCGTTGACATGCCTTCTGATTTTACCATCGACTTCTGGGTCAAGGTTGACGGAACAGGCGAATACGGCCTAGTCGCCAAGCGCAACCAAGTCGGAGCGGGTTCCGGGACCTGGGGGATCATCACAGGCCCCACCGGTTGGTCGTTCCAAGACCTGCAAAGTATCACCGTCTTTGCCGGCACGATCCTCACAGTGGGCCAATGGCATCACCTCGCTGTAGTAAGGTCAGGGACGCAGGTCTCGACGTACACGGATGGCGTGCTTGATGTCACAGCGAACTGCACCACCAATTTCACGACAGGCGAAGTCCTGCGCGTCGGTAACTGGGACGTTTCCCTCAGTCGCCAGCTGCTGGGTCAGATCGACGATCTGCGTATCACTCCTGGAATTGTCCGCTACACGGGCGCCAGCTTCACTCCTCCGACGGCATCCGCCGATTCAGTGGTCTCTCTTTCCGGTGGCCTACCTCTAGGAAACCTCTCGGATGTGAGCTTGGCTCTGCCTAGTGACGGCGACCTGCTGACCTATGACAATTCGTCAAGCGAGTGGGTACCGGGCACTGTTGGCATCCAAGATATGGATGACTTTGCCTATGACAGGGAGGTCGGTTTCTACTCGGGAAACACTGACAAGAAGAGTGGTGGCTTCACGACCACTCCGGGCGAATGGAACATGGGCTCGAGTCCTGGATTCAGTTATTTCTCATGGCAGAACTCTCAGAGCGCTGCGATGGACACACTGGTCGATGGAACCGCCATCACGTTCTCCTCTCCAGGTCTGTCCGATCACTCGACGACGGTCGTCGGAGACCCCAAGGACAACGACTCGAACTCGCGCTACGTGGAACTCCAGGACGAGTGGCCTCAGGAGTACATCGACGCGCCAGACGGAACGCCTCTGGTGGTTACTGCAGCACCTTTGCCCTCCTTGCCAATCCAGCCCCCAGTAGCCGGATCGGTTCTCCAGTGGAACGAGGTCGATCAGAAGTTCACGCCTGCTCAGCCGCCTGCAGCCCCAGTCGACAGCGTCAACGGCGAGACCGGAGTGGTGTCCCTGGGAGTCCAGGACATGGATGATTTTGAGCTGTATCAGATGCCAGCGGGACCGACTCCTATTTACACAGGTACTTGGGATATAAGGTTGATGAATACCTTGCCTGATGAGCAGGGCGAATGGAGAACCCAGGTAGGAATTACTGGTGGTGCAGTTCGCTCAATCCTGTATCTAAACGACCTGGACAAGGACGGCAACAGTTTTGCGACCCAGTGGGCCGAGATTGCTTCGGACCCTTCGCCCTGGAGCCTTAGTTACACCGACGCGAACGGAACAACAAATGGCCCTTACCAGATCCTGGGAATAAATCAGGAGCAGGCCGGAAGGGCGGTTTACTGGGACTCCAACGACTTCCCAGGCGGCAGCCCTGCAGGTGATCTCTTCGTCGAATTCGGTCGGGTCACTACCGGCCCGACCGACATACCTCTGGCCGAAGGCGACATCCTGCAATGGAACAACCCAGACCAGAAGTTCAAGCCTGTTCAGTTACCTGAAGTGATCAACAAGGCGAAGCTTCAAGCAGAGGTCGCCGCTTCTGCTGACTTCGCTGACTTCCAGGCAAGGATCGCGGCCTTGTAGGTATCCTAGCCCAGCTTAATGTCGGGCATGGACTTACAGGAAGAGTTAAAATCTGCAGGTACTTATCCTACTGGACCGGTATCTGCATGGCCTGAGGAAAGGAATAACCGACTTCTCGAGGCTATGGCGCCAAAGAAAGTCAAGGCAACTCCTGCTCAGATGGCGAAAGGGCTGGCAAAAAATGCTAGCGCTTTTATCAAAGGAGGAAAAGTCAGCAAAGAGGTTTACGATTCTCGTTACGGTACGTGCGAGGCGTGCCCTTCTTTCATCAAGCAAAGCAAGAGATGTTCGGAGTGCGGCTGTTTTATGAAGGCCAAGGCGTGGATCAACGAGGATCCTGATTTGCTTTGTCCTCTCAAAAAGTGGATAAAATAGCGTTTGGAATAATACGTCGTAACATTCTTTCAGGGGTGATCCCTGATCCGCAACATGAACGAAGAGAACATGACTCCCGAGACGGAAGTCGCCGCTCCAGCCGCTTCAGTCACTGATGACATGATGCCTCGGTCGGAGGCTGAGAACCTTTTAAAGGCTCTTAAGTCTGAACGTGAAGCCCGTAAGCAATACGAGCGTGAAGTCAAGGAGACAAAGGCCCACCTCGAGCGATTTGCTGACATCAACCCTGAGGAGTACAATAAGCTCCAAGAGGAAGCAGCGGAAGCCGCTCGGATGCAGTCCCAGTGGGGCGAGACTCGTGACGCAATTGAGAGCAAGTACTCTCAGCAGGCTCAAGAAGCTCGCAAGGAGGCTGAAGTCGCAACGCATGCTCTGGCCGCGTATCGGAAGCAGTATGCTCTGGAGAAAGTGTTCAACTCTGCCGGAGGTCGTACTGATTCTGTCGACGGTATTTCATTCTTCGACTTGATGGCTGGACAGCTTGGTGAGAACTTCCGTCATGAGCCTGACGGATCTCTGACTGTAGTCGACAGTGCTGGCGATCCCCTCCTGGACAAAGATTCCGGGAAGCGTATCACTCCCGAGGACTACCTGGGCAGCTACAAGCATCATCCAGTTTTTGGCACTTTCTTCAAGGGAGCCAAGGGAAGCGGTGCTGGTATTGGCTACGGTGGTACAGACTCTAACGGCATGCCGGTCGAGGATCTTTCGGGACTGTCCACTGAGGAAATTTTCCGACGTGCTTTCAGCTGACCAAGGCTTTCAACAGTCTTATTGCCTCCTTCGGGGGGCTTTTTTTTATGGAAAGTTCAAAACTAGCTATTTAGGTAACCTTACTTTAGATGATACCCTTACGGGTCGTTTCGTGACGAGGCGAACTGGACAGGGTGTCCTGAGAAAATGAGCGCGATGCTCAGCTACTCAATCACCCAAACCTTTTCACCTTTTCATCTTTTAGGTATTTAAAATGGCACTTACTCTGCTCGAAGCACAAAAGCACGCTAAGACTCCTCAGGAGCTGGCCGTGGTAACTGAGTTAGGAGCTGGTCAGTTGATGTCCGTCCTACCTTTCCGCAACATCGAAGGCAACGGCCTGTTCTGGAAGCGCGAAGAAAGCCTTCCCGACGTTGGATTCCGTAACTACAACGGCGCCCTGGCTGAGAGCTACGCTGAAGTTAGTCAGCAGTCCGAAAGCCTTAAGCTCTTCGGTGGCGACATCAAAGTTGATTCAGCTATCGTAAACCTTGAGGGAGCTGAAGCCAAGTCTTATCAGATCCAGTCCCGCGTCCGCGCAATGCGTATGGCTTGGGAATCACTGTTCATTAACGGCGACTCCAACCAGTCCCCTTCTGAGTTCGACGGCCTCGCCGCTCGTATCGCTGCTGGTTCTTCACAGTACTTCGCCAACGGCGGTGGTGCTCTTGACCTTTCCAAGCTTGACGAAGTCATTGACAACGTTGACGCTCAGGGCGGTCGCAAGTACATCGTCTGTTCGAAGTCCGCTCGTCGCGCTTTGACGAAGCAGGCTCGCAGCAACGGCCAAATCGAAATCGCTCGTAGCGAGTTCGGCTATCAGCAGACCACCTACATGGGCCTGCCTTTGCTTGAGCTGGATCGTGACCACAAGAACGTTGCTATCCTTGACAGCGACCCCGCTGCTCAGGACCTCTACGTGGTTTCCTTCGGTAACGACCTCCTGACTGGCATCCAGAACGGTGGCGTTGCGGTTCGCGAACTGGGCGAAAGCTTCGACCAGCCTCAGCTGATCACACGTTGCGAATGGTATTGTGGCCTTGCTCTGATCAACGGTCGTGCAGCTGCCCGCTTGTCCGGCATCGACGCAACCGCCTGATCTTCCTGATCTACTGATCAAGTAATTCAAGCCTCCTTCGGGGGGCTTTTTTTATGGCATACTATAGCTTCTGTATTACTTGCTACCATGGATGAAAACAAGAAAGTTAAGCAACAGCTACGCATCGCTGAAGTTGTCAATGGCCGCGCTGCTATGCTTGGTTTTGTTG